GTCAAACGCGCAATTTTACAACTCAAAACTAAAAGGGAACAATGACCATATTTCAAATGCGGTGCATGCTTATGCAAAAGGCGCTAAACAAATACCCAACTATTAAAGAGGCTGCAAAGGCTCTAGGGTGTAACGAGCGCACTTTATTTAGATACATAGAAACTCAAATCTTAACGAAAAAAAATGACTGAACTACAACAAACAATACACGACCAGCGAGTGCTACAATATGGAGCGCACCGAGATTTAACGCCAGGCGTACAGAGTTTAATTTATACACTAGCTTGCGTAGAGGCTGAGGAGCAGCAGCTGCAGGAGTTTTGCGATACTAACGGAACGTGCTACCAAGTAACTGGCAAAAGCGGAGATGTATATAGTAGAATGCGCCCAGAGTGGCAGCAGCTAAAAGAGGCTAGAATGAGAAAGCAAGCAATTATAGCAAGGCTAGAAAATTGGATAGGCGAGGCAGCGCCAAAGGATGACGAGCTAACAGAGTTTTTGAAATGATAGAGCTACACAACATAGATTGTATGGACTATCTCAAGACGTTAGAAAATAACTCTTTTGATTTAGCTATTGTAGATATACCCTATGGTCTGGGAAATAAATTAACGAACGGTGGTACTTGGGCAAGCAAGTATAAAAAGCACGATGCAAGTTGGGATATTTTACCAAGTAAGCAATATTTTATAGAACTATTCAGAGTGTCAAATAATCAAATAATTTTTGGAGGTAACTATGCACATAAATATTTACCGTCAAATAGACACTTCATAATTTGGGATAAACTTTCACATATGCCAACAATGGCTGACTGTGAATATGCTTGGAGTTCATTTGACACTAACGCCAAAATATTTAAACACCCAAGGAACACTAATGTAAAAAGAATACATATAACACAAAAACCCGTTAAGCTTTACGAATGGTTGCTTATGAACTACGCAAAAGAAGGAGATAAGATTCTTGATACTCATTTGGGTAGTGGCTCAATTGCTATAGCTTGCCACAATTTAGGCTTCGACTTAGTAGGTTGCGAACTCGATAAAGAATATTACGATGCAGCCTGTAAACGATTAAAACAACACCAAGCACAATTGACAATATTTTGAGCTACTATTACGATGAAGATGCAGCAGAGCGCGCCGTAAAATTTATCGAAAGATTCTGCACCCATGTTAAAGGGGAATTAGCCGGCAAACCTTTTATTTTAGAAGAATGGCAGAAGGCTGATATAATACGCCCTTTATTTGGCTGGAAACGTGAAGCTGACGGCTTAAGAAAATACCGCACTTGCTACGTTGAAATTCCTAGAAAGAACGGCAAGAGTAACCTAGCAGCAGCTTTAGCCCTTTATCTACTATTTGCAGACGGCGAACCAGGGGCAGAAATAATAAGCGCAGCAGGCGATCGCGGCCAGGCAAATATCGTCTTTCAGATTGCAAAAGAGATGATAAACAATAACAAGCACTTGAGAGCTAGGGCAAAGGTGCTTAGAAATATAGTTGAGCACAAAGGGAGCTGGTACAAGTCAATTAGTGCAGAGGCATACACTAAGCACGGCTTGAATTGTCATGGAATCATCTTTGACGAATTACACACCCAGCAAAACAGAGAGCTATGGGACGTACTTAGTACTTCAGTAGGAGCTAGACGGCAACCCGTTATAATTAGCCTAACTACTGCAGGCCATGATAGGAGTAGTATTTGCTACGAAATGCACGAATATTCACAAAGCTTGCTAGACGGCACTATTGTAGATGAAACGTTTTTACCTGTGCTATACAAAGCTGATGCAAATGATGAGTGGACTAGCCCTGAAACATGGAAAAAAGCTAACCCTGGTTACGGCTCAATTTGTAATGAAGCATATTTTGAAGATGCGGTTAAAAAGGCTAAAAGTAACCCCTCAATGATTAATAGTTTTCTTAGGCTCCATTTAAACGTGTGGACTTCAGCAGAAACTGCATGGATTCCAGACGATATATACATGAAGGGCGCAAAAGAAATACCATTTGACAGGCTGCCAAGTTTACCAGCATACGGTGGCCTAGATTTAGCTAGTACGCAAGACTTAACTGCTTTTGCTTTAATATTTAGAGATGACGAAAACGAGTGTTTTTATCTTATTTGCCATCAATTTGTCAACTCAGAAAAGGCGCATAGCAAGAAACTAGCAGCAGGAATTGACTATATACAGTACGCTAGAGACGGAGATATTACTATTACGCCAGGAAATGTAACAGATTACAGGATAGTAAAACAACACATTTTAGATGCCTGTGAGAAGTACGATGTACGCGAAATTGGTTATGACCCAAAGTTTTCGACTTATATAGTAAGCGAATTACTAGAAAATGACATCGAAATGGTACCTATGGCACAGAACATTACAAGCATGAACGGGCCAACTAAAGAGCTAGAAATGGAAATAATGAAGGGCAACGTAATACACGGCGGAAATAAGTGCCTTAGATGGCAATTTGGGTGCGCTATTATCTACACAGACAACAACGAAAACAAAAGAGTCATAAAAGAGAAGAAAGAAAACAAGAAAGTTGATGGTGTAATTGCTTCAATAATAGCATTAAATAGCTATGTTCAAAACAGAATTGACGGAGACGATGATATTTTATTAGATATTTTAACGCTTTAAATTTGGAACTTTGATATTTTTGTATTATACTACGCGCGCATGAGTACACTAGCAGAAAGAATCAGGGGCCTTTTCCGTTATCGTGTAGATAAGTACGACAGTCAAACAGTAGCTCAAAACGTTGGGTTATTTCCTATGACTAAAAGCGGAGCCTCAATAAATGAAAATAGCGCATTAGCAATAAGCACAGTTTACGCTTGTGTTTATAAGATAGCCTCGACAATAGCTGCGCTAGGTTTAGAAATCTACGTAAAAAACGGCAACAGGGTAGAAGTTGCAAACGTACACCCAGCGCGTGACCTATGCGCGGTGAAGCCAAATGAAGAGCAGACACCATACGAGTTCTGGGAAACTATTATTGCGAGCGCCGTTTTGTATGGCGTAGGTTATGCTATTATAGAGCGTGACGACAGAGGGTACGCTAACAAGCTTATTTTTGTTCACTATGTAGATATTGAGCTAAAAGAGGTACAAGGCGAGAGGGTTTACGTTGTTAAGGATTATGGAGTTGTAAGGCCTGAAAATATGCTCACAATTTGCAACCTTTTCCGCATGAGTCCGATTAGATTGCACCGCGAAAACCTTGGACTAGCTAAAAGCGCTCAGGACTTTGGTAGTGAATACTTTGGGCAAAGCGGTCAAATGACTGGGGTGCTAACTTCAGATCAGCCATTAAAGAAAGAGCAAATGGATATGATTCAAGGCTCGTGGAACAATGGCGCAGCTAACGCAGGCACTAAGCTCATGCCGTTCGGATTTAAGTATCAACGAATTTCTATTGCACCAGATGAGGCGCAGTTTATAGAAACTAGGCAGTTCCAAGCTCAAGAAATATGCAGAATCTTCTCGGTTCCTGCTGCCCTCGTCCAGCTCCCAGGCTCAGAAACTTACAACAATGTAGAGCAGCAAAATTTAATGTTTGCTAGACATACTATCCAGCCATGGGTTAAGAGAATACAACAGGAAATAGATAAAAAACTAATACCTAGTTTTGATAAGCCTGCAGTTTATTCTCGCTTTAATTTAAACGATTTATACCGCGGAGATATGAACGCTCGCGCTGCGTTCTTTACTCAGATGCTACAGGCTGGCGTTATGAGTATAAACGAAGTAAGAAGAGAAGAAGATAAAAATCCTATTGAGAATGGAGATGTACACCTCGTCCAGGTCAACCAATTGTCGCTAGATAAGATAGAGGCCTATAGCGATTCTATCTCAAATAATAATAACAATGAAGGAAGAGAAAACGACAGACAAGGAGAATAGAGAAGAGCTAGAAACACGCGCTCATTATTCTGTAAGCACTAGCACAATTGAGGCTAGGAGCGATAGTGATGAAATGATAATTGAAGGCTATGCAGCATTGTACGACAATGAAACAAACATAGGCCCATTTAAAGAAACTATTGCGCGCGGTGCTTTTGATGATGTTATGCAAAATGATGTCAGAGCTTTATTGAACCATAATCCAGATTTTATTCTCGGCAGAAGCGGAGCAGGCACATTAGAGTTAGAGCTAGATGATACTGGCCTAAAGTACAGAGTACACCTAGGCGAGCAACAATACGCTAAAGATTTATATGAAAGCGTAAAACGTGGCGATATTTCACAAAGCTCTTTTGCCTTTACAATTGCAGAGCAGAGTTGGAACGAAAACAGAACAGTAAGAAGTGTTGACAAGGTAGCAACGTTACTAGACGTAAGCCCTGTAACATATCCAGCTTACAAAGACACTCACGGCTTAGTAGCTAGAAATGAAGAGACTGAGCCAGAGCTAATAGATAACGCAGTAGAAAAAACTACTAGCGAAGAAAATAAAGAAGTTAAAAAAACAATTAAAAGAAGTAAAAAAATGAACTTGAAAGAGTTAAATGAGCTTCGCGGAAAGTTTTACAATGAGCACGTATCTATGATAGAGAACGCTGAGAGTGAAGGCCGTGAGCTTACAAATGAAGAGGAAACTAGAGCCGATTACCTAGAAGGGGAGATTGAGCGCCTAGATAACAAGATTAAGCGCAGGAAAGCGCATGAAGATATGATTGCTCGCACTGCTTCACTAAGCGGTGTAGGTGTTTCAGAAACTAAGGAAATAGACAAGATCAACAGAAGTTTCTCTATCTCAAGAGCAGTTGAGGCTACTAGCTTTGGACGTTCTTTAGAAGGTGCTGAGGCTGAATGGTTCCAAGAGGCATCAAAAGAATACAAGGAGCGCGGACTACAAATGTCAGGGCAGATTGGTATCCCTGCTTCAGCTATTTACAGAGCAGGAGCTGCTGACGATTTCCAAGCTGGTTCTGGTGATGGTTCTGGATATGTAGCAACACAGGTTCCAGGCCTTATTGATGCGCTACGTACTCCTACAATGCTAGAGCGTTTAGGTGTTACTACAATTAACAACGCAACAGGTAACCTAAAGTTCCCTAGAATTTCAGCTAAGGCAGTAGGTACTGAAGAGGGTGAGGTTGACGCATCAGCTAACTCAGGTATGGAAATGGACGAGTTAACACTTTCTCCAGTTCGTGTAGCAAACAAAACAAAGTACTCAAAGCAGCTTATCCTTCAGGGTGGTGCTGGTATTGATGCTATGATTGCTCGTGAGCTTGCAGCAGGTATTAACGAAACTATTGACAAAGCAGGATTTGCTAAGGCATCTGCTGGAGCAGGTTCGTCATCTGATAAGGACGGAGCTATCGCAGCATCTGACGTATTTGCAGCAGAGAAGGCAGTACTAGCAGCAGGCGGTGATTTATCTCGTTGTGCTTTTGTTGGTTCTCCTACTGCTATGCAAATTTTAAAGGGTGAAGCAGCAATTGCATCAATTAAGGCTCTTATGAATGACGGCAGATTAGATGCATTTACTACAATGTTTACGCCTAACCTAGTAGACAGTGCAGCAGACAAAGGCGATCTTCTTTTCGGAGATTGGCAGAAGGCTATTGTACTAGCTTACTTCGGTGGTGTTGATATTCTTGTTGATCCTTATAGCGATGCAGGAACGGCACAAATTGCACTACACGTAAACAAGTTCTACGATTGTGAAGTACAACGCGCTGGCGCACTAGCTAGAGTATTTGACTTTACTTAATCGATAGTTTAAATAAATAACAAAGGGGCGGGTAATTGCGCTCGCCCTTTTTTTATCTTACAGATATGAAATTAGAAATAACTACTCAGCCAACAGGTACAGACATACTTCCGCTATCTATAGCAAAGGAATTTTTGCGCGTTGATCATAGTGACGAGGATACAACTATCACGGCATTAATTAACGCTGCAGTCCAGCATTGTCAGGATTACACAAATAGGCATTTTGTTAGCTCTAATTTTACTCTAAGCCTAGACGATTTCTACAATTGTGAATTTTCGACAGGCCCTATAAACACAATTACAGGTGTTACTTATAAAGACGTAGGGAATGCTACGCAAACTTTAGCGACTTCAAAGTATTGGTACGACACAAAGCGCGAACCAGGTAGAATACATTTTGAAAACGCACCCGACACTTATGACGATGATTTTAACGTTGTAACTATTTCGGGAACTTTGGGCGCTGCTCCAGCTACCCCAGTAGTACACGCTATTAAAATGCTAGTTGCACACTACTACGAAAACAGACGCGCAGTTATCACAGGAACTATTACGGCTCAAATGCCGTTAGGCGTGGCAGCATTGTTAAATCCTTATCGCATCATTACAACTAAATGAACATAGGCGGACTAGATAGAAGAATAGTTATACAAAGCCCTTCGCTTTCAGCTAACGCATACGGCGAGCGTGAAGAGACGTGGGGTACTTTTGCTACATGCTGGGCGCAAATAGAGCGCAAGCCTGCTGCCGTTGAACAAAATAGCGGTGAGCAAATGGTGAGCGTAAATAAAGTTGTCTTCAATATACGCTATAGCTCGACAACTAAGAACACAAAGTCAGGCTACCGCATCAGCTACGATAGCAAGATCTACAATATTTTAGGCGTTCACGAAGTAGGAAGGCAGGAGCGCATACGTTTAATTACAGAAATAATTGAGTAATGAGCGTAAGATTATCCGGTGCAAATAAGTTGTTTGCTAAAATTGATAAGATAGCAAAGTGGTCAGATAGTGGCAGTAAACAATTGCAAGCAATAGGCCACAGAGTAGGTAATGTATATGCTAACTACTTAAAGGCAAACGTTAAGGACTATGATAAAACCATAATTTTTAGAGGTGGTAAAATTAAGCCAGGTCAGTTAAGACGTTCTGCTGGCACGTGGTTACCTAGCAAAGATAAAAACAATGTTATGGGTGGCCCTAGAACTAACGCAATAGGCAGACGTAAAACAAGAAAAAACGCTGACGGCTTTTATGCTCATATTGTAGAAAAGGGAGATTTCGGCCCTAGGTTTGGCGGTAAGCACAGAACACAAAACACAGGTGTATTCAGCAGAGGTCTAAAAGCTACAAAATCACGAAGCGAAAAGCTGCAAGTAATGTTATTAAGACAAGAGTTTAAAAGATTTGTAAAAGCAGCATGATAGTAGGGAAAGCTATATATAACATCTTAAGCAATACGACGGCGGTAACTGATATTGTAACTACAAAAATTTACCCTGAGATTGCACCACAAAACGAAACGCAGCCTTATATTGTTTACTCAGTTGTAAGCAATAGCCCATCTGACACAAAGGAAGATAACGGCAATATTGATGAGGCGCAGATTGAAGTATATTGTTTTAACACTAAGTACAGTCTAGCAATAGACTTAGGCGTAGCAGTTAGGGCAGCATTAGAGAGGAAGAACGGAACATTTGGAGGGGTAAAAATACAGAGCATCAACTACACTAACGAGCAAATGGACGTAAATCCTGAGCGCTCAATATGGGTAGCTATTCAAGATTATACAATAAGAATAAACAACACATGATGGAATTTATACTACAAAACTGGGAGCCTGTTTTACTTGCTCTACTGGTAGCTGCTAGGGCTATCTTCTCATTAATGCCAAGCGATGCGCCTGCAGTTAAGGTGTTCGGTTGGATTGATACACTAATTACTACGCTAGTAGGCGGAGACAAAAGAAAAAAGAAAAATAAATAATTTAAAAAATGGCACAAACAACAGGAATAATTAATGGTTCAGATTTAAGAATCATGGTTGCTGCTGAGGGCGGAACAGAGTTACAGATTGATAACTTAACTGATTGCTCTATTTCAGTAACGAACGAAATGAAGGACTCGACGACAAAAAATAACGCGGGCTATCGAGCTTTGCTTCCAGGTATGACTTCAGCAACAATGAGCTTTACGGCTATGTACGCTACAGACTCAGCATCAGGTACAGGCTTTGAGGCTCTAAGCGGTTTTCAACTTAACAAGACTAAGTGTGACTTCAGATTCACTCACATAGTAGGGCAAGCTGCAGCAGAAAATGACGGAGATTTCCGTTACCAAGTTAAAGGCTACATTGAAAGTCTTGAACTTTCTGGCGCAACGGAAGACAACGCAACGTACACGTGTTCAATTCAAATCGTTGAATCAATTGTTAGACAAGTAATACCATCTTAAACTCATGGATATAATCATTGCAGGCGTAACGTACCCAATGCGAGCAAGTATGAGAGCTTGGAGAAAGTTTGAAAAGAACACAGGCGTTAAGGTTACTGAGGTAGATACTTCAGATATTACTTTAATACCTGAGCTTATTTTCTACTTTGTCCAGGAAGGTTGCGAGCATAACGGTATGAGGTTTACAATGGAAGTTGACAAGTGGCTAAGCAAAATTGAGGTAAGCGATTTGCCTTTATTAGTTGAAGCCATGACTGAGGTGATGGGAGGTAAACAAGACAAGAAAAAAAAAGCGAAGAAAGGCAAGAGCCTTTAACGTGGAGTAGGGTAGAGGAGCTGGGGCTAGGTCTATTAGGTCTAACCCCGGACTCTCTCTACTTATTAACGTTTAAGGAATTTGGCAACGCGGTTAAGGGTAAGCGAGAAGTCATTGAAATGGCAGAGCGTTCTAGTTGGGAGCGCGTAAGGTGGCAAACGGCAAACCTCTTAAACGTACATACAAAGAAAGGCACTAGCATCAAGCCTAAAGATCTAGTTGTTTTTCCTTGGGAAGAAAACGAGCAAAGCAAGCAATTAAACACGGGCTTTGCATTATTGAAAAGTTTAGCTAATAAGAAATAGAGCATGGGGAAGTTAGGGGATTTAATAGTTAATATAGGGGCAAACACTTCGCCACTCAATAAGGACTTAAAAAAGGTCCGCAAAGAGTTGCGCCAGTTTGGTAGTGGCTTTAAGCAGCTAGGCGAGAGCATGACTAGATCTATAACTTTGCCTCTTACTGCTCTTGGTGCTTTAGCCGTAAAAAGCGCTTCAGATTTAGAAGCTTTAGAGACTAGCTTTATAAGTTTAACAGGCGGAGCTAAACAGGCAGCCGACATGATGCAGCAGCTCAACGAGTTTACTGCAAAAACCCCGTTTCAAATTGAGGCAGTAGGTAACGCAGCAAGGCAGTTGATTGCTTCGGGTACTGAGATAAGCGAAGTAAATGACCAGCTACAATTTCTAGGCGACATAGCAGCAACTTCTGGCAGTGAGATAAACGACATAGCTGCAATTTTTGCTAAGGTTAATGCTAAGGGAAAAGTCGAGCTAGAAAGCTTAAACCAATTAGCTGAAAGAGGCGTACCTATTTTTACGGCACTAAGCGACGCGACGGGTTTACTGCCTAACGAATTAGGAGCAGGAGCAGTAACGGTAGAAGAATTTAATGCAGTTCTAAGGAGCTTTGCAGATGAAGGCGGATTTGCTGAGGGTGCTATGGAACGCCTAAGCCAAACTGCTTCGGGTAAATTTAGCACGGCACTAGACAATCTTAAACTAGCAGGCGCGGAGTTGGTTAAAAGCTTAATGCCTGTTTTAAAAGACATTATTGATAGTGTTACCTCTATGGCTCAGAGATTTGTTGCTTTAGATGATGACACAAAAAAACTTATTTTAGCAGTTGGCGGTTTTGCTGCTGCTCTTGGGCCGTTGCTTGTTGTTATGCCTAAAGTAATTGGTACTATTAAACTATTAGGCGCTACTTTAAAGGGGTTAAATCCTGCATGGTTTGCTGCTGCTGCTGGTGTTGCATTAGTTACTAAAGCTTGGGGGGCCTTCACTAAAAAAACTGACAACGTTGAGGACACGATAAAAGACCTTAACAAGCAAATAGCTCAGGAATCTATTGAAACTAAAATACTATTTGATAGACTTAAAGATGTTAATTTACAGGAAGGCAATAGACAAAAAGCGTTAGATAAATTACAAGAACTCTACCCAGATTATATAGGTAATTTAGACTTAAATAAATCAACTTTAAAAGACATTGAAAACGCAGAGCGTAAAGTTATTACTGCAATTTCTGATAGAGTAAAAGCTCAAGTTCAAGCTTCAGCACAGGCAAAGGCTTTAGAGGCGCAAGTTAATTTGACTGAAAAATTACTTGACGCAGAACTAAGCTTAAGAGACCAAGGATTTGATCCTGTAGCTTTAAAAATGTTTTTTGATAAGATCAACAATCAAGTTGCACGATTAGCAGCAGGCGAAATTGACGCAATTGATTTTGGTAATTTCTTTTCTGAGCTTACAGAAAAAGGATTAGGTGCAGAAGTTGGAGACCAGCTAGATATTTTTGGAGTTAGTATATTGCCAGCATTT